CTCCTTTAAGCGTGGTCATGAGTTGCTCATGACTAAGTTCAAGCCGTTGGAGACAATTCGCGTTGACAAAGATCTCATGGATGAGTACTTTGCAACATGTGAAACTGGAAAAGCTCGTAGGTTGTTGGAGGCGTTGGATGGTGCGCAATGGAACAGTGAGATGGATACGAAACATGTGTTCGCAAAACAGGAAGTTCTCCTTAAGGACCACAAGGCACAGCCGCGCGTTGTATACCAAGGAACGGATATGTACAACGCTTTGACTGGTCCTGTTGTAATGGAGCTGAACAACAGGATGAAAAGTGTTTTCTCCCTCTCGAATCCCCTTAATACCGGGAATATCGCACTGTACGCGTGCGGCATGAAAGGGGAGGAGTTGGGAGAAATCATGGAACAAGCCAGAGGTAACCCTGTGGAGAGCGACGCAAAGAACAACGATGGGAGTCAACCTAAAGAACTTCGCAAGTATGAGGCCATGTTCTATAGGAAATTGGGAGCCCCTGATTGGTTTGTTCGTGAGTTTGCACGTACTACAAAAATACGAGTGTGGACCCGTTATGGGATCTGTGCCACAGTCGAGGGTGAGCGTTGGTCCGGTGAAACGACGACCACCACCGGCAATTCGTACGTGCATATGGCTCTTCACCAAGCTGCGCTGGAGCGCGCTGAAATAGAAGAAAGCACGAACATCCACGGGGGGGACGATCATCTAGGTTACGTTGAAGGTGATGTTCTGAAGTTGAAAGAGGCCATTGAGCACGTCTTCGAAGACACTGGAATGGTCGCTGAAGTTGTGCCCCAAAAAGAACGTCATTTTGCCACTTTCTATCGGAAGCGGTATATTCGCGGAACCGTGGGATGTCGTCCAGTCCCACAATTCGGGCGTGTGTTGTCAAAGTTAAACCTGAGACCAAACAGAAATACTCAGGTTAACGATCGTGATTACATGGCCGGCAAGTATCTTTCTGCCGCCTATGAACATCGACACACACCTGGTCTCAAGGAGTTGTTGCTCGAAACTTCGAGCCGCCTCTCGGACACCCCCTATCTCGATGTCCGCGCAAGCAAGCTGAAGGAGATGGGGGGGGCGTGAAAATGTCAACTCAATTGTGTCCAGGTCCTTGACGCATTCGATCGCTGATTTTTCTGATTATTTGCAAGAGGTGTATGACATAAGTTACGACGCCCTTTTCGATGTGTACGAACGTATGGCCCAGTCATGTATCGACTTCTGTGATGGGTATACTTTCGTTGGAAAGGACGGCAAAGTCAAGAACAAGTCAAATAACAGTAAGTACATTGCACCCAAAATGTGCGGCGATACTGTGGAGGCTCTGGTCCGGGTTGATGTCGGGTGAGCGACAATACTGACCGCTTGGGACATGTGATTAGCAAGCAACACAGACCCAAAACAAGAAAAAAAAAAAAAAAAAC